CTAGCAGAGGAAATGAAGAACGCAGTGGTAAAAGTAGAACCATGGACAGAACAATTCTTTAATGAAGTATAAAGGGGAAACGAATGAAAACATTTCTATCATCCATTATGTGGCTTATCGGACTTGCACTCGGACTTTTCTTAGGTCCGTATGTATTTGAACTATTGTATAACTGGGGAATTGGTACATTGTTTGAAAATGCTCCACAGATGAATTTCTTTCACGCATTTATGATTTTTTGGATGGTTAAAGTGTTATTTACGGATGTAAACGTAAAAACAAAAGACGAAGAATAAAAACTGAAAGGGAGTGATGGTGATCACTACACGAGTAAGGATAGGGGTCATAGTAACGATTGCGTTATCGTTGCTAACCCTATCACCAATCGCGAAGCCTGCGGAGGACAAACCGATTACAAAAACGCAAATCCCCCCAATCACTGTGAAACTTCCCCAAGTCAAACCACAAGCAACACTTCCTCAAGCAACAAAAACCCCTGCACCACCAGCACCGAAGCCTACACCACCGCCTATTCCTCAGCCAAAAGTAGAATCTCCTAAGCAAGATGATTCACAATACGAAATCTACAACGTCACGGCATACACAAATGGCGTTGAAGATACACAAAAGCATAAAGGACAAGAAGGGTATGGTATTACGGCATCCGGAAAGAAAACGGTAGAAGGGGTAACCATCGCAGCACCAAAGTCGATTCCGTTCGGCACAAAGATTTACATCAAAGAACTTGACCACACCTACACAGTAACCGATAGAGGTGGAGCAATAAAATCCGGACATTTGGATATTTTCTTCGAGAATGTTTCGGATATGGAGAATTTCGGACGACAGTATCTACACATTAAAATTATAAAGGAGTAATTATGGGAGTTTGTCACATTGACACACGAAAGAATGAACGTAAATTAGACGATACGTATTCGCTATCTTCAGTAGATGGCATCAAAAAACTACTCGAAGATATCCCTTACTTAGGTGAAAGACGATATTTCGAAGGAGATTTCGATGCTTGCAACATCCTAGTTGACCTCGCACATGCCATAGAAATAGCGATTGTCTGCGATCGACTAACTGAAAAACAACGTCAAGCCATGAAATTGATTTATATCGAAGGCTATACCTGTGAAGAAGCAGGCGAAAAAATGGGCATATCGGATACAACCGTTTATCAACACGCTGAAAAAGCATGTGAAAAGTTAGCCTTAATGTTTGCTGACTGGAAATACAATGAGGTCATTTAGGAGGATTCATTTGTTTAGCATCGATGAAAATTACAAAACACAATTTGAACATCAAGTAGATTCCCTTATAAAAGAAAAGATAGAAGATCGAGATATCCGTATGGCACGTGTCAGTGTCCTGATCAATACGTATGTAGACGAAATTGGCGAACGTCCGGAAGCCTTTCAGATTGAACGACTAACAAACGAGATTCTTCGAGAAGAATTAACCGATAAGAATCCGCATAAAATGAAGCACGAAGAAAGTCCGATTGCATCGCATTCACAACTTTCACGTAGACGTAGAAAAGAATCGAGTTTTGACCTCGTAGAAGATAAGGTTGCAGGCGATCGAAAACGCAAAGGAATGCCACACCGTAGAATGCGTTCAAATTTCGAACAAGTAAATATGGATTTAGGAAGAGAGGGGTAAAACCCTCTTTTTTTATTTTTTTTATTGCACTCTAACTGTTTTGTGATATAGTAGAAGAAAGAAAGGAGTGATATTATGGATATCACCATTAAAATATATGAAAAAGGCGGTTGGTCAATTAGAGGATCAAAGAGCGAATATATTCGTTCAGATGAAGAAGTGGAAGAATTAAAAGAACTAATTGAAAAATTATCGGAAATTCTGAATCGAGTGGATCCTCATGAAAACAATTAAATATAGAAACAAAGAATATACAGTATTTCATGAAAACGTAATTGAAACAAAAATGTATACGATGATTTCCATTTACGCAATCATTATCGATGGAGATTTTTATGAACTATTGAATATTGACCATACATATAACAAACAAACACATCACTGCAGAATGGATTACACCACATCATGGATTTCTGATTTTATCATGCAAAAAATTAGATATTTTAAAAAAACAGTGTATAATGAATCCTAAAGGGGGCAATAATATGAATACAACCAAAAAAAGAGGTCGCAAAGGGAAAAAGTTTTGGACACTCAAAAAAATAACGGGACACTACTACTTATACACTTGGGAGTATGACAAAGATGCCACGGAAGAAAAGAAAAGACGTATGCTATGGGAATATGAGAACGGAAATCCAATGAACTATAAAAAAGAAGATTTATGGACAAAAGCAAGTTGCTATCGTTGGGTAAGTCATGGAAGATGGAATCCAGAGAAATTCTCCGACTCCATCCTCGCATTTCTAAACGGCAATGAAGAATTACTAGCAGAGATCCAAGCGGAGTATGAAAGCAAAATCTAAAGACGATTGATTTCCACAAGTAATGCACTTTCAAATAAATCTTCTGGACTTACATCTTCACTTCCAACTAAAGTAACGCCTGCATACGTGTAGGCGTTATTTACTAACGTAGAGCATATCTTTTTGTTTTTCTCGTGATAATGAATGTCTACGTGGAAGTATTTTAAAAACAACTCGCCAATTTCACGTAAATCGTATTGTTGGCCGAACTGTTGAAGGCAATAGGTAACGATTTTCTCTCGTTGCTCATCGCTAAGACTCGGACATGTCTTTACGATTTTTTTGCTTTTCGAACTACCGAGTTTAGCATATCCAACCGTTCGTCCTAGATTCGCTTCGATCACGGTATCCTCTTCCACGTAAATCGCAACGTGAATAATTTCTTCTTTACTGTGAGAAAAGAGGGCGATCAATTTTTCTAGAGTGTTCTTCGGAACGGCTTGATAAAAAACAATATCTCCTTTTTTCATAAAAGACCCCCATATATAAAAAAATAAAACCCCACCAATAAAGGTGAGGTTTTTTATTACATTTGAACGATACGCACTTGTTGCGAAACCGTGCCGTTGTTTACCACGGTTATGTTATTGTCGTCATAATTCACTTGGATTTTATCACTATCAACAATAATCTTTTTACCTTCAATCCACACGGCATCCCAAAACTCAATGGTTTTAATCATAGGAGCAGTAGCGTCCGTTGTAACCGAACGAATACGCCAGTAACGGTGTTTTCCAACGTTTGGAGAATAGAAACCGTAATCTGTCGTTGAAGCTACTTTGTCATTTGTTATCGCCTGCGTGTAGTTTGTGCCATCGTCTGAATACTCAACAGCTAACGTTTGCGGTTGTGTCGTTGCAGCTGTTCCATTAAAGAGAATACGAACGTATCCGATTGCTTGTTCATACCCTGCTCCAAAGTCATACCCAATGTTCCAATCACCTGCTCCAGAACCTGCTTGGTAATATGTGCTATCATTGGAGTCAAATGCTTTCGTTTGATTATAACTTGCATTTAGGATTCGAGACGCAAATGCTTTGGTTGTATCGGTTGCTTGGTTCATGTTTCGTTGCGTTGAAACACCTGTTACTAAGTACGGTGTAATCAATTTGTCTTTTCCGCTTGCAATGTTCACAGCATTCCCTGCGGCTACGGTTACGAGCGTAGAAGTACGAACAGGAGAGCCTACGACAGAGCCATTATAAGCGAATGCCCCTCCGATTTCTGAAATTTTCGCAAGCTGCGTAGCGTTCGAGTGCGTATGAATATTACCTATATCCGCAGTCGATACGCTTGAGTTATTCGTTAACTTCGACAGCGTAGTAGACGCGTTCGAGAGAACGTCTTGTTTCGCACTAACGAGCGTGTTTGTTTTGCTCGCACTCAATACGGTAGTCGTACTCGAAAGGTTCGTATCGTCAATCGTAGCCCCGCTTGTACCACCACCGACAACAGAACCATTATAGGTCATCTTTCCTGTTCCATCTTCACCAATCTTCGCAACTTGAGTTGCATTAGAAAGGGTCGCTTGCTTTCCTGCGAGCAAATCAGAGGTGTGTTTAGCCGAGAAAACAGTTGTAGTAGAAGTCGCATCTGCATCATTCACGGTAGCCCCACTCGTTCCACCAACCGATGCTCCATTATACGTCAGTTTTCCGCTTCCATCCTCGCCAATTTTAGCAAGTTGTGTAGCGTTCGAAAGTGTTCCTTGTTTGTTATCAAGAGCAATTTGAAGTCCGCTTACATCCCCAATGACATGTTGATGACCAGTATCGGATTTCCCTGCCAATAAATCAGACGTGTGCTTTGCGGAGAAAACAGTTGTAGTAGAAGACGCATCCGCATCGTTCACGGTAGCACCGCTTGTTCCGCCACCAACGGCCGAACCATTATACGTCAGTTTTCCGCTTCCATCTTCCCCGATTTTCGCAACCTGCGATGCGTTCGCTAAAGCGTCTTGTTTGTTACTTAAAGCGTTTGAAAGTCCAGTAACATCAGCGATGGCATGCGTATGGTTAACATTTGCCTTACCTAGAAGCGTATCATTAAGCGAGATAATATCGCCTGCAGTATGCGTATGTGTTATTGGTGCATACGTAGCATCTGCACTTGTTTTCGTAGGATAACGGTTATCAAGGTCAGTATACGTAATGCCTGTATCTTGCCATGAAACAACGCCACCAACGATATTTGCTGCCATGAACTTATTCACATCTTCAACATAACGAAGTTCGTCTTGCATCACACCACTTGTCGGAAGAGCAGAACTTGTACCAACGTGCAAAATTCCAGCACCGCTAGATTGACCGGAACTGCTTCCGCCAGGAACAAATGCATCATACGTTTGAGAAGTTGTATTCCAAAGCATGATTTTATTAGTTGTTGAATCTACATAAATCTTACCTGCAACACCAGGTGCTTGAGAATCAAAGTTTTGTACATTTGAAGATGCTGAATGTCCAAATCCAAAAGGCATGTTTTTGCCCTCCTTTTAATTAAGATAAGAAAACAATAGTTGTAGGTGTAGGAGAAGCAGTTGTTACTTTCACAGTTACCGATTCAAGGTCAACAAACGGCTCTAAACTTGCCCCTTCACCCATAGGAATGAAATCTCCGCCATTAAAACTCACTTCAATTACGGCACTGCATTTAATGATGTTCACTGAAAATGCTCCAAATGGAACAGTTACAACATGGTCACCAGTAGCTGAAGAATCCAAGTCAACACGAGAAACCTTCGAAATACCAGATAGAATGACACGATTGTTTTGATCGACTTTTTGAACGTATGCCATTTTTATTCCTCCTTAAAAAAAGTAAGAGAGGCCAAATTGACCCCTCTGTTTATTGAAGTGGTTGACCACTTAAAAAACGAAGCACATTGGCTGCGTCATGAAGTTTGCTTTGAGCATCTGCATCTGTTGAAAGACCATATGCTTTTTGAAGAACCAAAAGTCCTGCGTTTGCCGTATCCACATCAAGGACAGGTGGTTTATTCAATCGAAGTGTTTGTCCAACGAACAAAGCATCGCTAGTGAGTCCATTAAATGCTTTAATATCCGAAATCGCCAGTTTCGTTTTCATTGAAACCGAGTAAAGCGTATCACCTGCAACAACAGTATAAATATCGGTAGGTGCTGGCGTTGGATAGTTATCCCAAATCCACGTTCCATCGGAAATTTGACGAACAGACGAATGATCCCACTTCTTTGCTTCAGTAATGGCATCCGTTTGTGTGACGAACTCTTGAAGCAATTTTTCATATTGATATATGCGGTACTGCATCGGTTTCGGAAGAACTTTAATATATTTACCGCTCACATATCCGCCTTCCGGACCATACGTTGTTTTATACCAATCTACGCCATCAACCGTATCTTTTTCGATTAGATGAATCTGATCGTTGAGTTTTAGTTGATAACGAACCGGAAACGTTGTTCCAAGTCCTGCACGAATGTTTAACGTAGAAGCAGGGTCAATACCAACGACTTGTCCGATATCATCCATTACAACACCTTTAACGCCATTTAACAAAATAGCAAGTTCATGACGAAATTGATCCATCGACTTGCCGTGTGCTGAAAAGTATTCGTCTGGATCTGTATGTGTACCGTGATCTTGCGGATACATAATCGTTACTTCGTGGTGAGAATATACCTTCTCAACTGGAATCTTCCAACGAGTGCAAATATCACTTGCAAGCCATAGAGCACGATTCCAAACTTCCGTAAACTTTGCCATCTCGGTAAATTCGCAGCATTCCACACCTATCCCGGAGTGGTTAGCCGTGTAAAGAGCGTGCCAGGCAATTTCTGTTTCAGGCACAGTTCGAATGATGGAGGTGTCGTCAACAAAGTAATGAGCACTCGCATTACGATTTCCAGTGTTAAACCAGTTAAATTCATTTTGTGCAGTTGCCCCATTATCTGCCGTTGAGTGAATGACAAGGATTGTTGGGTTTAATGGTTGGTTGCTTCGATTATATGAAATTAATTTTTCAGTAATTTGATATGCCATTTTACTTCACCTATTTCCTTTCTTCGAGTTCTTCACGAAGTAAATCGAGTTGTTCACGCAAGATTTTGTTTTCCGCCATCAATTTGGCGTTTTCTTGTTTAACCATATTTAATTCGTCCATTAAGTTTTTAATGTCAGCGATCAAATCTTCACGGTCTTTTTCTAAAAACTCAAGGCGATTGGTCATAATGCCCATCTGCATGAAAACAGAGTTTAATACTTGTTGATTAGCATCTAACTTATGTTTTTTTCTTGAAATAAAATAGTTTACACCTGCAGTGATAATGACTCCGAAAAATGTAAACATAGCGGCTTGCATATCCGTAAGGCTACTCCAATCCACTCATATCTCCCCCATCTGTCAATCCATTCACAAATCTTCCAACGCTTTCTGTCTGTATCGGTTGTATGATTGAAGGTTCGCTAGATTGCACATTTTCTATTGGTTTTGGTGTTTCTGTTGGCGTTGCATTGTAACTTTTCATAATACCAGTACCCATAAGTACAAAGGAGAGCAAGTCTACAAGTTGCGTATATAAATCAGTCGGCACGTGAATGCCAAAATGAATTAACACTTGATAGAGAAAACTAACAACTGCAAGAATAAAGTAAGGATTCTTTAGTCGATTCAGCAGTGCATCTTTCATGTTCTCACCTCCTTAAATAAAAGGTGCTAGTTAGCACCCCTTATTTTAATTGATATCCTTGAAGGGATGTCCAGTTAATGAATCCGCCACGTAACTGTGCTGCCTGTGTATAGTTCACGTAGGCTTCAACCACATCACCGACAACAAGTTTTAATTTCGTAATTCCGCCAAGCATCCGAACACCATCGTTTGCAGGTGTGGTTGCATAGCCCACCGTTTGTTGGACGATACCATTTTTCTTGATAAACGCACTCATCGAGTTTGCACTCGCTGCATTGTTGTTGCAATACGCATAGAAAATAAACTCATACGTTCCAGCTTTCGCACACGTAAATTTAAAGTTTGTTTTATCAAATTCGTTTAGGTCATCATAATCAGTTGTATTAAACGGAACTTTAAAATCCGTATTTGCACTAACGGATTGATCTGCCGATAAATACACTTTAAAGTTCGTCTTAGTCGATTCAAGTGCTGCTAATCGAGAGCCTGCGTTTGCAAGAACCGTTTCGGCTGTTTTCGGCGTTGCCGCGTTCGGGAAGTTATTCCCGCTATCTGCAACGCTAATATACTGTGCCCCTGCGTTTCCTGTTGTCAGTACCGTCTTATACGTACTCACACCGTCCCACAACTGCATAACACCGCTAGACGGCAATAGTAAAACCTTTTGACCGTCCACGGTAAATTCTAGCGATCCTGCGGTACTCACATTCGCGTTCCATACGATTTTCGAGATATTCGTACGTCCCGAGTCAAACGTAATCAACGGAACCCCGTGAGGTCCGATATAGGCATTAGCACTTGCATCAAGTTTTACTTTATTCGTAAAGAGTTCGTTTAACGCACCTTCAACAGTTGTGCTTGTGAAGTTGCTCGAAGCATTTTGAAGCGTAATTTGATCGGAGCGAATCCGTCCAATTTCTGTCCAAATGCTTTGTGTTGAACTGTAAACTTTTAAGATAAAATACGACAAACTTGTATCCAACCACAGATCCCCGCCACTAGGGTTAGAAGGAGCGACCGTTGATTGGGTGATGATTTTTTGCTTTCCACTTTGAAGTGCTGTAATCGAAGAGGTGTTGCTTGAAATATTTGTTGTGTTCGTTGCAATATTTGTGGTGTTGGAATTGACCGAAGTTTGCAAAGAAGAAATATTCGTTGCATTTGTATCAGCTTCTGATTTGGCGGCATTTGCTTTATCTGAAATCGTCTTTAAATTGCTATCAATCGTAGCGAATGCACTATTAAAATCATCCATCAATACATAATCGTTACTAAGCCACTGAGGGAGACTATAGTTGGTTGTATGGTTAGTCGATGCCATTCTTCATCCTCCTTATTTCCAGACTCGTAACTGATCCCATGTCAGACCAGCACCGCCATTTTGAGTTTGTAAATCATTCCAGGTATGGGTGGAAAGTTCTCCCCATATTAAATACGTATAAATAAATGTAAGAGCAAGATGAGCAGGAATCACTCGTTCAAGTGCATCTCTTACAAGTGTTAAATTGGAAGGAATCCCACGTGTTCCAACAAAGTGAATTTCAATTTCGTAGTTTGAAAAGTTTTCCGTTACATCAATCTCACCATTGACAAAACTTGCTGCAATGTTTTGAAGCATAGAAGCATTCACAGTTCCAATTCCTCGCAATTTAGCAAGGAGGGCAGATCTTCGCTCATCATCTGTAAGGGAAGTATCTGTTGGAACGTCTAATATTGATTCCCATTGAGAAAGACCCCACGTTGCAGTCGAAACAAATAATTGATTCATTAGATCTTGTGCAGAAGTAGAATACGAATCCATTTCTTCGGCTTGACGAGTTAGAATATTCGTTACAGTATTTGATTCTTGGTAGTAATCCGGCATGGTTTGTACCATAGATTCTAAAAGAGGTCTACTCATTAGATGGTCACACTCCCTAGAACGGGAACAGTATCACCTGCTAAGATGATATTTCCACTACCACCATTCATACTAAATCCAGTTAAATCTACAACACCAGGAATATTTAAAATCGTAAAAGCAACATGGCTGATACGCACTGTTGTATCTTTAAAAGAAAGTGTTTTAAAGTAATCCGCAATAGCAGAATTAACTTGCGTCATCACGCTTGATTTATCAACGCCAGTATCTAAAACAAGCGTTCCAGTAAAGTTGATCGTGAGTGATTTTGCCGCTTCTACCGTAACACTCGCTCCCACAGGTCGAACCGAATCAACATACGCCTGTACGCTCGTAACAAGTGAACTCGTTGCAGGAGAACCGTTTCCATCGATAACTGCGATGCGAACCGTTCCATTTCCGTAAGCAAGCGGAAACACTTTGCAATCGCCAACGCCTGCTACCGAACGAACCCACTGAATGTATTCATTCACGTTTCCACTCGTTGCAGGAAGTTGAACTTTTTGATAGTAGCGACTCAAAAGTGCCGTATCGCTTTCAGCATCCACACCGCCAGCAAAAGCCGAAGCGTTTGTTACACGAAGTACACCGGATAAATTACCTGTAACCACGGTAATTGTGCCTACTGCCACGTTTCCAAGGATTCCGCCAACATTGCATTCAGCAGGGGCATCCACGCTACCTTGACCGTTTGAACCAGTTGTAATCGTAGCATCAGCAGTCGTTGTAAACGAGAGGGCACTTGCATCTGATGTGTTGCAAACCGTTCCTTTTGGAATCACTTGACCAATGTTTCCACTAAAGGTAAGCGTTCCATTCGACACAACAGAAGGAAGCCGATAAATACCAACCTCTGCTGCTCGTAAATCCAAAAATACTCCTGTTGCTGTATTTGCAAACCCCATTTTAAAGAGGTATTCAAGGGCTTGATAAAGATTATAGATTTCATAAGTAGAAGGATTTAAAAGATCCCAAACTACCGAACCTTCACGTGTATCTAAACTTGAATCCACTTTTGAAAGCATTCGAGTTAAAATCGCTTGTGGCGTTTGATCTTCATACATTACATGTTCACCTCCTGCGTAAACGTAAATCCATCACGAGTCGTTACATCAAAGGAGATGTACATGCTCGTATCAACGGTTGAAAATGAAAAGTTTGTTAGGTCAGCGATTCGGTCATCTACCGAAAGAGCGTCTTGAATGAGTCGCTGAATTTCTTGCTGAAGAAAAATGGGGGGAAGTTGTTCGGATAAAACCGATTCAATTTCACTTCCATAATCGGTCGAATACATTAAATACCGATACCTTGGCGTTAGGATTGCTTTGAAAATCGACTGCTTTAAAGCATCAATGCCGTCAACAAACACGTTTTCAATCTCGCCAGTTTCAAAGTTAATTCGATAGGTTTTACTTGGCGTTAGCGGTTTTGTGTTATCTACTAATTGAGGTTCTTGAACAGGTGTGCTAGAAGCAGTTTGCGTCATTTGAAGAGGTGAAAGTGCCATTAAAACGCCA